GAGGTGTGTAAATTTGCAAGGTACAGCCTATTGAACTTTACTTCGAAAATAAAGAATATTCATCATATTATGGAACGGTAAATAAAAGCTCGCTAAGCGAAGGCACATTCATTAGTGGAATAAAGACAAAAGGAAACTCCATAAAGCTCAATGCTTCAGGCAAAGTATCAATACATACTTTAACTTCTTTCTATCCCAGCAATGCAGCCATGATAGCTTATTATATTGAGAACGGAGAGAACAATGAAATATTCAACATAGGATATACGGATATAATAAGCAATGGAGGAAACTCTTACAATATTACGTTTGAGTTCGAAGGTGTAGAGTCTGACTCAGTAAACAAAGGTACAGATATCCGGTTTGGATTCACAAATATCGGATTTATTGCAGACGTATCAAACGGTGTAGATGGAATCATAAATCTAAGAATGGAAAACAGCCTTGTATCGCCCAAGCAACCAGACGAAAGTATTCTTAACGGGAATGGTCATTACCCCATTATACCAAATTTGCCAGATATGACACAGCTTGATTTTATTAAAGCAATATCTACCATGCTAGGCGTATTTGCATATCCTATTGAAGGCACGAACATTATAAGATTTATGTCTGTCGATGATATCATAAAGAAAAAAGAACAAGCGTACAATTGGACTAGACGGGTAATAGCATCGTATATGGCCAACAAGCCTAAAGAAATGAAATTCACTATCGATGGCTTTGCACAAAGAAATATACTTAAATACAAAGACGATGATACGGTAAAAGGCAACTACAGTGGAGAAATTACTTGCTTGATCAGCTCATTAGAGAAGTCTAGAGAAATGGCAGAGTTGAAATTTGCAGGATGCGACATGAGAGGAATTACAGCATTCATACGATTGTACAAATATGACGGAGAGGGAAAGGCTGAACTGCAAAAAGTTCAACCAAGAATACTTCTCGAGGAAAACAATGGAGGTCTATCAAATGGAACCTTCACACAATTGTCGTTCACAGATATCATAAAAAGATTCTACACAAGCTTTCAAAATGCAGTGTATACCCCCAAAATCATTAAAGAAAAAATAGAAATAACAGAAAAAGACTTGAGAGACTTAGATATGACCACTCCAGCATATCTGGCCCAATATGGGAAATATTATGCAATTCTATCCGTTACAGCAGAAAATACAGGAATAGCAAATGTTGAATTATTACAATTAGACATCTAAAATTATGGCAGACAAAGTAGAAAAGATACTTGATATCAAAGTGAATTATAATGAGGCTATCAAAGCTATAGCCGAGTATCAGACAAAAATCGACAAAGCCAAAGAAGCAGAGGCGAAACTGAAGGAACAGTTAAAGGCTGGAGACATAGAAAGGAAACAATATAACGAGAAAATGGCAGACTCTAAAATTCATATAGCAGACTGGAATGATTCGATACGTATTATAACGAAAACAATGCAAAATCAGCTCAAGCAGGAGAAGGCACAAGAAAACAGCCTTGTTTCTCTCCGTGCCAAACTGTCAAACCTAACGGCTGAATACGATGCTTTATCCGAAGCGGAACGTAAAGGTGCTAGCGGCACAGAATTGAAAAACAAGATTAATGAGGTTACTGATGCTCTAAAGGGCGCTGAAGAAGAGACACAGCGGTATTACCGAAATGTTGGCAATTACAAGGAAGCTATAATGGAAGCCGCCAATGCCAATATCCCGTTCGTGCAGCAGATAAATGTAATGGTGACCTCCTTGGGTGGAGTAAGAAATTATTTGTCTGGAGTAAAAACAGAAATGCTTACTGTTTCGACCACCACAACCGGCTGGATTAAAGTTTTGAAACTGTTGAAAGTTGCTCTACTTGGAACTGGTATTGGAGTATTAATTGTAGCTTTAGGATCTTTGGTATCATGGTTCACCAAAACACAGAAGGGCGTGGAAGCAGCCAATAAAATAATGGGGGCTCTGGGTGCCACTGTAAATGTCTTAATAGACCGGGCAGGCAAGTTGGGAAGTGCTTTAGTGAATCTGTTTACCGGGAACTTCAAACAGGCGGGGAATGATGCCAAATCCATATTCGCTGGTATCGGTGATGAAATAGTCAATGAAACCAAACAGGCGTGGAAGCTGGCAGAAGTCTTGAATGAGATAGACAAGAGGGAAGTCATGCTGTCCATGTCACGTGCCTCTAACCGAGCTGAAATTGAGAAGCTGAAAAAAGCTGCAGATGACCAAACCCTATCCACACAGGAACGTATCAAAGCTGCGGAAAAAGCTGCAGCAATGGAAAAAGAGGACTTAAAAATCCAAACAGACTTAGCGAAAGCAAGAATTGCCAATATGCTCGGATATACTAAAGTAACAAAGGAAGCCCTTAAGACCATTGAGGACATGCAAAAAGGAGCAATTACAGCAGATGAAGCTATTGGAAAAATCGGTATATCGGAAAGCACTATTGATGACCTTAGGAAATTAAGCGAAGAAGTAAACAGATTAAGTGAATTGGAAGAAAGCAGTTACACCCGTCAGACAGAGCAGCAAAACACCCTAAACTCTATCCGCCAGGAAGGTGCAGACAAAGCAAAGGAAGCAAAGCAAACAGAACTGGAAGCAGTAAGGGCAGCAGAAGATGCTATGCTTGCCTTAGTGAAAGACAAGAGAGAACAAGCACGGAAAGAGATTGAATTGAACTATTCCCGGCAGATTGAGGATTTGCAAATCAGTTTAAAGCAAGAAGAGAACCTTACCGCTAAGGCTCGTGAAGCCATCAACGCCAAAATAAAGGCTTTGGAACAACAAAAATCTATGGAGCTTAGCAAGTTGTCCGATGAGGAGCTGAAAAAAGAACTGGAGAACCGTTTAAAAATGATATCCCTGCAATTGGAATCGGTCAAGGAAGGCAGCGAGCAGGAGTATCAGTTAAAGATACAACAATTACAAGCACAACAAGAGGCGGAACTTACCAGCACAGAACAAACCGAAGAAATGAAACTGGCCATTAAAGCAAAGTACAATACCAAGATAGACGAACTGGCAACAGTTCATGAGCAGGATATTATCAACAAGCAACAGGAAGCCATGCGCATACGCTTTGAAACGGAAATCGCACAAGCATATGATAACGAAGAGGAAATTCTTCGTATAAGGATGGAACAAAAGAAAGCCGAGCTCGATAGCCTGCAGCAAATGGAAGGTGAAAGTATAGAAGCATTCAATCTTCGCAAGCTGGAAGCACAGAATGCTTATCTGGAATCCAAAAAAGAACTGAGCGATAAGGAGATTGAAATAGAACAAACTAAATATGAAGCAATGGAACAGGTGACAAATGGCCTTGTAGCTCTCACAGAACAAATTGGGGAGTCTGACAGAGGATTTGCTATGGCAAGCAAAATGTTGGCTTTGGCAGAGATCGCCATCAATTCAGGTAAGGCGATCGCAAAAATGGTATCCGCTGAATCAGGGAAAGGTATTCTTGGTATAGCTACAATGGCATCAGGTATTGCAACAATCCTTTCTAACATTGCAAATGCTGTTAAGATAGTAAAAAGTGCTAAATTTGCAGAAGGTGGTTTGGTTACAGGACCGGGGACAGGAACGAGCGACAGTATTCCGGCACAATTGTCGAATGGAGAATCCGTTATAACTGCCAAAGCTACGTCCATGTTCGCCCCTATCCTATCATCCTTCAATATGATGGGTGGAGGTGTACCTATTAATGTAACAGCAACGAATAATCAAACTTTAGGCGAAGATATGCTGGCCAGAGCAGTCGCCAAAGGAATGATGATGGCTCCTGCCCCTGTCGTTTCTGTAGAAGAGTTTACTTCAGTTGCGAATAGAATTAAATACATAGAAGAAAGCGGTAGTTTATGAAAGCATACGAACTATTATATATAAACAGGAACACTCTTAGGATAATGTCTGAAATGTCATTAGATGCATCAGATATTAAATACCTAGAAATGTATAAAGACTACACCCGTCTTACGGCTGAAGGTCATAAAAAGGCATATATCATGCAGTACCTGGCAGATGAATACAGCATTTCAGAAAGGACCATCTATAGAGTCATTGACAGGTTGTCCGTTGACGTTTCAATTCAATAAGGGGGAAGATTATTCTTCCCCTTATTTTTTTACTGACAAAGCGTGTCAGTGCTATTGTGTTCTGAAATTCTTATAGCCATATACCGTTTTTTACCTTTGCTTCAAAATAGATTATATATGGCGAAATTATACATCAACAAAGATATTGTTGCGGATAAAGACAAAATGGAAAATTGGTATCTAACTGGTGAAGAGGGATTGTCTTTTCCCGATATTCAAAATTTCCTATCTTGGATAGATCCGAATGACCACGTTATTGATATTGAGATACATTCATGCGGTGGTGATGCCGTTGAAGGGTATGCCATTTATGACGCCTTACGTGCTTCAGGAAAGCAAATCAGCTGTACTGCAGTAGGACGATGTGCATCCATGGCAACCGTGATATTATTGGCCGCTGCAAAAGAAAGACGTTTTGCTTATCCACATGCAAAGTTTCTTATTCACAAGCCTTATATGGCTTCATACGATGGAGACCTTGATCTTGAAACCCTAGAATCAATAAAATCAAACTTGGAGAGTGAAAAAAACAAGATGCTAGCTTTGTATGTAGAACGCACAGGATCGGAAGCCTCAGTTATCGAAGCCCAAATGAATAAAGCCGGTTGGTTTGGTGGTGAAACAGCCAAACAATTAGGTTTTATCACGACCGTTCTTATGCCTACAACTGCCAAAGGGAGAACTTACACATTTAATAACAAAAAAATGAACAAAGAAAAAGAAGTAACAGTGAAGCAGACTATCATAGACAGGCTGCTGGCCAAATGCGGCTATCAAAAAATTGAAGACGTACAGGTCGTATCTATGGAATTGACAAATGCCGAAGGTAACACGCTTACCGTGGAAAGAGATGAAGGTGAACCCCAAGTAGGAGATACAGCAAGTCCCGATGGCGAACATGTCATGCCTGACGGAAAGACTATCATTGTGACAGATGGCGTTATTACAGAAATTAAAGATCCTGATGAATTGGAAGAGGATGAAGTGAAAGCTTTAAAAGCCCGTATAGAAGAGTTGGAAACTGAGAATGCTTCTCTAAAGACGAATGCCCGTACCATTGAGGACAACAAGATTCTGAACGCAGTCCGTATGGCCGGGGGCGAAAACTGGCTGGCAAAACATTGTAGTACTTATAAAGTGTCAGCTCGTACCCAAACGTTCAACAAGGGTATAAAAGGAGTAGAAGAAAATGAAACGCCTATTCAGAGAAAACTTCGTGAAGAAAGAGAAAAAAGAAACAACAAGTAATAAAAGGAGGGGAAATGCCTATTTTAGATTTTGACAAACTTACACCTGATAATCAGGCTGTAAAAGACTTGAAAGACCTTATTCAGTTAACAGTCTTTCAAAACGAGGACATGGAGCGTTTTATGACGTTTATGCCCAATGTGACTAACGGTAAAAAAGCAGGTTTTATCGGTGAAATGGAAGATATCGGAGTAGCCGGCTCCGGATGCGACCCTGAATATAAAAAAGTGGCTATCGCTGCCGCCCAAAAGGAATGGGAAATCGGGGATTGGCAAATTCCTTTGGAAATGTGCTATACAGACTTGGAAAACACCATTGCCAAGTACTGCCTTAAAACGGGAACAAATATAGGAGACCTGACATCGACCGAATATATGGACGGTATTGTACTGCCGAAGCTGTCTGAAGCTATGATGAAAATGATGTGGCGTTTTACATGGTTTGGAGATAAATCAGCAGCGTCTGTCACTGGAGGTGGTCAAATCACTGACGGAGTAAACATCGAACTATTTAAAACATGTGACGGTTTTTTCAAACGTCTGTTTGCCATCTGTACCAACAATACCGGACAGCACACTGAAATTGCAGCCAACGCAGAAGAATCATATGCATTACAAAAATCAAAGATGAAAGAAACAGGCATTGCCACATCAATATTCGATGCGATGTTGCAAGATGCCGACAGCCGGATTTTCCAAAAAGACGGATGCGCAATTTTCGCCACCAAGTCAATGTGCGATGCTCTAACTCACGATATGAAAGAAAAGTACAAGGTAATCATGCCCTGGGAAGTTGTATTTGACGGTGTAGAGGTCAGCAAATACGATGGAACAACCATCGTTAAATGTTCCATTTGGGATAGATTTATTCAAGCCTATCAGAACAACAAAACCAAACTTAACTTACCGCATCGTGCTGTTTTATGTTCTCCTGAGAACTTGATGTATGGATGTGAGGGCACCGAACCGATGTCGGACTTGGATATCTGGTTTGATAAGAAAGCCCGCAAGAACTACATTTATTCAACAGGAAAATTAGGCTCCATGATTGGCGAAGATGAGTTGGTACAGGTAGCATACTAACGAAAAAGAGCAAATATGGCAATATGTGATATAACAATCAAAAAGGACATCGCACCATCGTGCGATGATCCTATTGTTCCAGGATTGGAACAGGAGGGCGTAATAATGAATCGTGCAGAAGTGGATTTCGGTGCGGTTACTTTCAACACGACCCGCAAGAATGTGATAGAAGCTCTTGCGCTGAAAACAGGTAAAAAAGGTTACAAGGTACAGGTATTCGGTGCAACCCCCTTTACTGGTACCAATACAACCTTGGCAACAGGAACCTATCGTAACACGTTTACTAACACAGTGAACATGGTTGTATTAGCAAATGACCCCGATGTATGCAATGACATTATTGACGGGCTTGCTAACGGTGATTTTGTCGTTGTATTGGAAAATAAAGCCAAAGGGTTAAATAAAACCGAAAATCCGGGAGATTCAGCTTTTCAGGTTTACGGTTACTACCAAGGTTTGAAAGCCGCAGAGATCGGCAATGACAAGTACTCTGAAGAAACGGAAGGGGGATGGAATATCTCTTTGCAAGAAACCAAGGTTCCCAAATCAGCATTATTCTTGTACAAGACATCTTACGATGCGACAAAAACACTTGTTGAAACACTGACAAAACCAGCTGAATGATCATGGAATTAAAAGAAGTGGTTGATAAATTAAAGGAGCTAGGAGATCTTCCCTCCTACTCCTCTTCTGATAAATCGGAGATAGAAAGATTGTACAAGGAAGTATTAGGAAAAGAATTCACCAAAACATCATGTAACGACTGCTATCGCGATGCTGTAATCGAAATGACTGTTTACATCAAAAAGAATAACCGTATGAAAGAAAAATGTAATTATATATTAAAAAATGGTGTCCTGCTTCAACCGGAGTTCGGAAGCAATAAAATGTACACTAATGACAACCTCACTGATGAAGTTGCTGAAAAGTACCTTGCCAAAAATCCGAAAGGTGAAATTTATTTCGCCCATGTACCTACGGACTGGAAAGAACGTGTTAACAAATGTGGATACAATCAAAGCCTGCTTGATTCAATGGTAGAATCATTACAAGACGGAGTTTCTGAAGAATCCGTGGCTGACACGTTGAAAGATTTCCAAATCAACGGCAAGAAGATCAGTAAAAAAGCTCTGAATCTGCATCTAAGCAAGGCCATTGAGATTGTGAACGCAATGAATGGAGAAGGCGAAGATAAAGTTGAATAAAAGAAATAAAGGACGAACGTAAACCTCACGAACATGAGAGTAAGAGATCTAAAAAAGAAAAGCAGTAACCGCATTGATACCAGCTATTTACAAAATCTAGGAATTCAAGCCTACGGACAGGACAACCTATATCCACAGACATTAAAGAATATCATTGCTGCAAGCTCTACTGCATCTGAATGCTCAGACCGTTTCGCTGACTTTATCGAAGGAAACGGATTCCGTGAGGTTGCGTTTTCCAAATATGTGGTCAATCGAAAAGGTGACACATTGGATGATGTACACATGTTACTATGTAAAGACATGTCCGAACTCAATGGAATAGCAATCCATGTTAACTACAATGTTTTCTGTGAGATAGTGGAGATGCAGCACGTACCGTTTGAAAATTGCCGTCTGACGGAAGAAGATGAAAACGGTTATGTGGCAAAAATAGCAGTACATCCAGACTGGAGCGGAAAGAAGACACGTAAAGGGAAAGCTCTGCAGGTCAAGAAAGAAAACATCGACTACATAGACGTTTTTAACCCCAAAAAAGATGTGATACTAGCTCAAATAGAAGCTGCCGGAGGCATTGAATACTACAAAGGTCAAATCCTATGGGTGTCAATGGCCGGAAAAAATACTTATCCTGTCGGGAAAGGTGACCGGGTGGCTACAGAAATGAGTACCGATGAAGGGCTGTCCAATGTCAAGTACAGAAATGTACGAAATAATTTCTTCCCTGGCGCTATGGTATTCACCAAAAAGGGATCGAACATAACCTTTGACGAAGAAGGCAACGAAGTGAAAGATACAGACGATGACGACAGTTTCTCAAATACACTCATCCAGTTGCAAGGTGATACGAATGCAGGAAAGATTATGGAAGTTACTTTAGAAAGCGATGAGGAAAAACCTGAAATAATAAATCTGAACTCACAAAATTACGACAAAGAATTTACCGTTACTGACGCAAGTGTGGTTGAACGTATTTATTCAGCTTATGGCCAAGAGCCATGGTATTGCATCCGTATTGGTAAAGTCGGATTCTCAGGCGATATTTTGGAAGATGCTTTCGAGTATTACAATTCTATCGTAAGCAAGCAACAGCGCTTAATTGAGCGTACCTTTAGCCGTATATTCAGCTATTGGTATGAGGTAGTCAACCCCTCTAATGATTATAGTGTTGAACCATTAAAGTATGTACGAAATGCAGCAGTATCTAATAACAACAGATGAGGTATCGGCTTTGTCTCGCGGAATGTCTGTACATCTCGATCCTGACAAGATAGAAACCTACATCCGTGAGTCGGAGAATATCTACATCAAATCAGCGTTGGGAGACGAACTGTTCCTTGACGTGAAAAAAAATCCTGAAAAATACCAGCTACTGCTTGACGGAGGTACTTATGAAACTAAATGTAAAAAGAAGATAATCATCACTGGACTTCGCGTAGCTTTGGCTTATTATACCTATGCCTGTATTGTCAAAAATGGAGATGGGAATGTATCCCGTTTCGGCTTCGTAAACAAGGAAGGTGAATATAGCAGTCATACAGTATTCAAGGAAAAGATGATGGTGTATAGCGATGCATGTAGTATAGCTGACCGCTACCTGAAAGAATGCGTGCTTTACCTAAAAGAATGCGGTATGCCACTTTATAACGGTGAAGGGAAATTAAAATCTAATAGAACTGTTTTTCGTGTAATAGGAGAATGAGCGATTCTGTTGACATATTAAAGAAACTGGCTCTTCAAGTAAGAAACGCATCTACAGAAGGAGAGAATACAGCTGAAAGGATTGGGCGCATATTTATCGGGATTCTAGAAAACATGGATAATTCCGATTTAGAAAAGCTCACCAAATACTTTTTGCGCAAAGACAAGGAGGATTCTACAAATTTTCTTTTATCATTATTGGGCGGAACTGTCATTAAGAAATACGCCAAGTTCGGTGATTTCGTTACTGGTGTATTAGGTGGATACATAGACGAAAAGGGCAATCTTGAAATGGAAAGCGGTGTATTTCGTAAGCGTTTGTTTGTTCCTGAAATAGCTTATAACCGTACAACCTATTTCAAAGGACGTATGGTAAACTCCCCCGGTGGTGGTTGTACCGTATTGTCATACGTGGATAACGGCGATGGAACCTACACCATCACTCCCGATCTGACGGATGCGGACGGATTGAGCCAGTTTGTTGATGACATCCTTACCACCTATTTTGTGACTAAAAATAGCGAAGGCAAGCTGAACGGCTTTGAAGAAATGAAATTCCGGGTGACTGCCGCAGATTATACAGCCAAGAAGTTTACTGTCATTCCCCGTCCGGGGCATTCTGACTGGAAACCTGCCGAGCAGATGGTATTGGCACAAACAGGTAACTTTACGGACCCGGAACGTCAGACTTATATACTTATTGATTCAGTCAACGGAAATAACTGTATTACATTCTTTGACAATGCCAACACTTGGGACCCGGAGCCGGCACAGATGAAGAGCTGGTTCGGCAAGAAGAAGGGTATGACTGTAGCCGGTATTAATGCGGACAGTTACTCAGCCGTTCTTCAGAACATCATCATGACCGGGCTTATCTTTCAAGTTGATGAGATCACCGGACAGACAGTTCGTGTACCCTTGGACAAGGGTGAATGGGTTTCAGGTAAGTACGCCTACTATGACCGGGTGTCACATAACGGGGCTTTGTGGTTGTGTGTTGATGATAATGGAACAACAACAGAACCGTCAGATGATAATCCGGCATGGCTGAAACAAGTGGCGGAAGGGCAAAAAGGTGATCCGGGATTGTCCGTAGTAGGTGGCGGTCATTGGGAATCCTCCAAAACCCCGTACAAAGCCAATACAATGGTCACTCTTGCCAACTGTGTCTTTTTATCCAAGGTGAAGACATCCAATCCTCCCATCAGGATCGCAAGGTTCAGGAATGGCAGTTATCGTCGCAAAAAGGATAGCGGTTATATCCTTGCCGGGAAGTCAGCCGACTGGACCGTGCATGAAGATTGGGAGATACTGCTGGACGGTCGTGAACTTAAAGGTGAGAGCATCACCTTTCTAGGTGAGTTCGCATCCCATCCGTCCAATCCCAAGGAGGGTGACAGCTACCGAAATACGGCTGACCATTGTACTTACATATACCGGAATGGTTTGTGGATGGTCATGGTCAAAGACGGAACTGACGGTAAGGACGGCAAAGGTTACGAGTGGATCTACACCCGTACCAACATCATCGGCCTTACCCCTGACAAGCCGGAATCGAAGCAGCAGGATGATTATATACCGGAAGGCTGGACAGATGATTTTCTTGGCGTGGATGCCGACCATCAGGTGGAATGGGCGTGCAAACGTGTGAAGCGTGATGGAGTATGGAGTGAATGGAGCACTCCGGCCCCTGTGCACCGTTGGAGTAAGGACGGGGAGTCGAATGTCATGGCAGACCTTGACAATGAGATGGTGAGCGTCGCTCTTACCAGTACCGGCGTTACTACTTCCGCACAGTCATGGACTACCCATGTGTCCATGTGGTACGGTACCGAGAAACTCACCCTTGAATCTTTGACAGTCAGCACGCCTGCCGGTTTCACGGCAAGCACAAGCAAGGCCACCGGAGCGGTGGCGATATCCGTCGCTGCCGGAAAGTCAGTTCCGGAACAGAATACGGTCACCATCACACTGGCTGCAATGAAGAACGGGCAGCTCTATACCCGTGAACTGACTTTCAAGATAACCGGTGTCCGTGGCGGGG